TTGGAATAAATCATCAGACACACGATGTATCATTAGAGTTGGTTTGATCATGGCATATTTATGAACAAGTTTTTACGAAATAAATGCTATTTTAGTATTACTCTTGTTCACTTGACCAAAAAACCCTGATCTGCTATAATTACAGCATGTTTAGGAGAACACATGAAAGTCACTGCCGCACTCAAGCCACTTAATCCACGTAGTCCTGACACCAAATATGTAGGACTAGAACCTGCCTGGCGCAATCAGCCCACAGAGGGTCGTATCAGTGCATTGAGCACGGCATTTGGTTGGTACAATTACTTTTATGGCAAAAAAGAAGCCAAAGACTTTGTGGTGGCTTACCTGGACTTGCATGACAAAGTCAAACAAGCAAGACAAATTCGCACCTTGCCAGACAGTCAAATGCGTCTCACCACAGGTTGGCTGTGCCGCATGAGCATGATGGGCCTGCAGTTGAGCGACCATGAGCAGATACAACTGGACAATCTAATCGCAGAACTTGTGGCCATCAAACAAGAAATGCAAGCCGAAGCCAAGGTCGCAGATGATGAGCCTGCCAGACCCAACATTCAGGACCGACTGCGTGAAAAAGTATCCGAGTGCAGTGCTGAACTAGAAGCCATGTTTGATGAGTTTGTCACAGCAGGTGCCCGAATGTCAGCAGACTTCAAACCCATCATGGTAATCCGTGGCATGAATGTGGCACCACAAATGATCAGTGTGATCAGTCATCACTGGAAGGCCCGACTGGAAGAGTTTGAACAGGCCATTGAGGGCCGGGACTCACAGTTGGTGGAAGCCTACAGTTTCTTGACCAAAATCCAATTGCGTAACTGCGTAAAATTCTGCGAAGCAGTGATCAACGACTGCGGTGCTTATGTGCAGATCAAGAAAGTAGAACGCAAGCCACGCAAGGTCAAGTCAGTGCCACCAGAGAAACGTGCCGCAAAATTCAAAATTCAGGCAGAGTTTGCCGACCTTAAACTCAAGAGTCTACCGGCCGCAAGCCTAGTGGACCGGGCCGAAGCCTGGTTGTACGACACTAAAAAACGCAAGTTGATTCACCTTGTGGCTGACAGCCACACACAGGCATTCACTGTGAAAAACAACTCAATCATTGGGTTCAGCACAGTGGAAACACAACAAAAGACCCTGCGCAAGCCAGCGGATGTTGTTCGAGCAGTACAAGCCGCAGGCAAGCCAGCCGCACGTAAACTGTACAAGGATATCAAGGCCACAGAAACTGCCTGGAACGGGCGTGGTACAGAGAACTTGATCATTCTTAAGACTTGGTAACGGGCTAAATATTGGGGACGGAGTTCCCCAATGTCTGAAACTGAAAATTCTCTAACCACACTCAAATCTCAATTGTACGATTATGTGCGCCTTACTCTAGGCGACCAAATTGTGGATCTTGAACTGGATCCTGCGCACTACGAAGCCGCTTATCAGCGCACTGTTGGCACTTACCGTCAACGAGCCAACAATGCCTATGAAGAAAGTTACAGTTTCATGCAGTTGGTCAACCAACAGAACATCTACACACTACCGCAAGAAGTGCAGAGTGTGCGTCAGATCTTTAGACGCACCTTTGGTATTGCCACAGGACCGTTTGGATCAAACTTTGATCCGTTCAGTCAAGCACAAATGAATGTGTACTTGATCAACTTCAACCAAGCAGGTGGTTTGGCCACTTATGACTTCTACTCACAGTATGTTGAACTGGCCGCACGTATGTTTGGTGGCTACCTAAACTACACCTACAACACAGTGACCAAGAAACTGCAACTGATCCGCAGTCCCCCCGGTGGTGGCGAAGTGGTGTTGCTGTGGACCTACAATCTCAAACCTGAAATCCAATTGCTGAGTGATTACCAAATCCAACAGTGGATCCGTGACTACATGGTTGCGGCCTGCAAGATGATCATTGGTGAAGCACGTGAGAAATTTGCCACAATCGCTGGTCCACAGAGCGGCACTAGCCTAAACGGCACAGCCATGAAGGCCGAAGCACAGACCCAAATGGATGCCAAGATCCAAGAACTGGTCATGTATGTGGATGGATCACAGCCACTTACCTTTGTAATTGGCTAATTGATTTTTTGTTTACATTTGTCGCCGTGATATTTTTTGTAATTCATGAGATCAAAAAATGTCTCACAATGTGAACATTGATATTTTGGCCTACCTCTGGACCATCCCTCCATTAAAAACTTTTCAAGATCATTGGAGGTAACGCGAATCGATTTTTGCGTATTATGCACCCAATGCCGATCCTTAGTGGTACCTTTTTTAGAATTAGTTGATGCAGAATAGGTTTTCCCAAGATTGGCTTTTCTAAGTTTATCTTTAGATATAGTACTCCAAATTCTTTCTTGATTAGATTTAATACAAGCCAATTTTCTTTTTTCCGACGGAGCAAGATTAAACGTGCCGTCTCCACCGTCGGTTAAATTTCGAAGTATTCCTGTTCCTAAATCTTTGCGACCATACCATCTTATCAATTGTCGCTCAATTGCAAGAGCGCCGATGTTGGTAAGATTGGATTCTACAATTACAATTCTATTAGCACCAGTAGGAATTTTGACATTGTGCTGTTTGGCCCAGGCTCTACTTCCTGTGCCTTTTCCAATATAGTACGGGGTTAAATCTGATTTACGCAGATATGCGTAAACATAAAATCTAAGTGGATAAGTATTCATGCTGATAGTTCCTATAAACTGTTAGAGCCGGTGGATATGTCCAGTATCGCGATCGGCACCTTTATTTACCATAACAGTTGATATTTTTTAGATGTTAACGTATAATGTTGACATGAGTTCACTAATGATCGACATCGAAACCATTGGGGTAGCACCTGCTGCCACTATCTTGACTATAGCCGCCCAATCATTTGATCCATTGGGTTCTGGGTATTATAACCAATATTACTACGCTAGGGTTTCATTAGAAAGTCAAGAAAATCGAACCATTGATGACAGTACTTTAAATTGGTGGGCGACCCAACCAGCACATGCTAGGGAAGAAGCATTTGCTGAGGATGATCGTGTTCCGTTAGATCAGGCTCTAGATGACTTGGGCAAACTAATCTGGACTAGTAAATTTTTGTACTGCCAAGGACCCACGTTTGATTGTACAATTCTTGAACATGCCTACAAGAGTTATGGGAAGCCTATTCCGTGGCAGTATTATTCTGTGCGAGACAGCCGTACTGTGTTTAGCCTATGGCCTGAACTGCCTATTCCGCCTACCAGCCACCATGCGCTGGAAGACTGTCGCAGGCAAATTGGTATGTTGCAAAACACACTTCAACATCTCAACGTAAAGGAACTCAAATGATCATTGGGGTATGCGGTTTTATTTCGTCCGGCAAAGACACCATTGCTGATTATCTCACTAACTTTCATGGATTCCGCAGAGAATCATTTGCCGCAACACTAAAAGATGCTGTGGCACAGGTGTTTGGTTGGGATCGAACCATGCTAGAAGGGCGCACTAAACAAGCACGTGAATGGCGCGAACAAGTGGACCCGTGGTGGGCAGAACGCTTGCACATGCCCACGCTGACCCCACGCTGGATCCTACAGTACTGGGGCACCGAAGTGTGCAGAGCCGGCTTTCACGATGATATCTGGATTGCCAGTCTAGAAAACAAACTGCGCCACAGCCAGGATGATGTTGTGATTTCAGACTGCCGTTTTCCTAACGAAATCAAGGCAATTAAAAATGCAGGCGGGAGAGTTATTAGAGTTGTTCGTGGTCCTGAACCCGTCTGGTATGATGCCGCAGTCAGCGTTAACCGTGGTGCCAATGGCAATTCCACCTGGTCTCTGAGTCATAAAAAACTGGAACGTCTTGGCGTCCATGCCAGTGAAACTGCCTGGGTGGGCACTGAATTTGACGCTGTGCTAGACAACAATGCCACAGTGGACGATCTATTCACACAGATCAATGATCTGCTTGCAGGTCTCCGGGCTGCCAAGGCACAGCCAGACGCTTGACCTCCTCCACACAGTTCAAACAAACTGTGCGCAGATTAGTTAGTTCTGTGTTGTCCATACGCCCATCCATGTAGTAAACCAGCAGTTGACTGGCCAACCTTGATCTAAACCCACAACGATCACAAGCAGTTTTTTTCTTGTAACCGGCCGATTGCCAACGTGCCACAGGTGCTTTTTCCTGCCGCCCACGGCGTATGCAGTTGTCGCAGGCTCGGCGATAGTATACTGTATCTCCGCGACGATAGTTCACAGCCACTGGGCGTTGATTACAGGCTTGACATATGGGTCTCATTGGATATTTATTGCAACGAACCTTTGGAAAGGGCATCGCAACTGGGGCAGTTTTGGTCTATTGCGATAAATATCTTTAAGTTTTATAAGGAGCCAAAATGGCACTAGTTTCCCCAGGTGTACAAGTCACCATCGTCGACGAAAGCAATTATCTTCCAGCCGCAACCAATTCGGTACCTTACTTTTTGATTGCCACAGCGCAGGACAAAGTTTCTGGATCTGGAGTAGGTGTAGCCGCTGGCACACTCAAGGCCAACGCTAACCGGGCTTATTTGATCTCCAGTCAAAGAGATTTGACTGCCACATTTGGCAACCCATTCTTTTATAAGACCACAATTGGTACACCAATCAATGGTTATGAACTCAATGAGTACGGTTTACTGGCTGCTTATTCTGCCCTGGGTGTGAGCAATCGAGCATACGTTCAACGCTGTGATATTGACCTGACACAACTCACAGCCAGTCTAGTTCGACCCACAGGTGCGCCCAACAATGGTGCTTACTGGCTGGACACTGCCGACACCTTGTGGGGTATTTTTGAATGGAATATCACCACAGCCACATTCTCAAATGTGGTACCCAGTGTGATCACCGACACAGTGTATCTCAGTTCAGGTGTTCCTGTGGCCAGTTATGGCAACATTGGCGACTATGCCGTGGTCACAACCAACACTGCCAATCCTGTGTACTACAAAAACGGTGCAGCCACCACGTCTCAAACCACTGCTAGTGCTTTGAGCAGTCTTTACAATACCTGGGTTCTTGTGGGCAGTAATGCTTGGAAATTGAGTTATCCCACTGTGACTGGCAACAATGCCGTGAGTGCAGATTTGACTGCTGGCAACATCATCATTATCAACGGCACCACAGTTACAGTTCCTGCAAGTCCCAACAATACCTTGGCTGGACTCAGTGCCGCTGTCAACACAGCAGCCATCACAGGTGTATACAGTGCTGTGATAGACAACAAGTTCTGTTTGTTTGCCAACGCTGATGCCAATGTCAGTGGCAACAATCAAAACAATGGCGTGATCTTGATCGGCAGTGGCAGCACCTCCGGCCTGTTGACCACACTGGGCATCACAGCCAACGAAAACTATTTTGCGCCTTCTTTGTTGGCCAGCAACAGTTATCAAAATCCCAACTGGCTAGACGGTGGTCCTTCACCTCGTCCAACAGGTTCAGTCTGGAACAAAACCAACAGCGTGAATCTTGGTACCGCCATGGTGGTCAAGAAATATTCCACTGCTCTGGCAGCATTTGTTCAACAAAGTGCCACAGTATACGACAATGACGCAGATGCCAATGCATATCTGGACGCCACAGGCGGCGGCAAGAATATTGCTGTGGGCACAACCTATACTCAATACAATGTGGCACCCGAAGCCAATGGTGCCACTGGCAACTATCCTTTTAATGGTACCTACACTCTGCAGGTGTTTGAGAGAAATACCACAGGCGCCACAGTGATCACTGGCACTTCAAGCACTGCTACATTTATCACAGGCAACTCCTTCTATATCTTGACCTCCACGGCCAACAGTTCTACTTTGACCACGCCTGTGTTGGTCACGCTGGCAGGAACCACACCCACTGACTTTGTGACTGCAGTGAGTCGTGCCGCTGTGCCCAATGTCAGTGCCAGCATTGACAACAATGGTTATATTGTGTTCACACAGGCCATTGGTGGCGTTATCCTGTTGCGCAACGTGTCGGGTACTCCGGTCACAGCCGCAGGCTTTACCACACAAGTAAGCGGTGGTCCCACTGGATGCCGCACAGTGTATTATGGCTCAAGCACCACTGCTGCCAATGACACATATCTGCAATTGAGCAACTGGATTCCATTGACCTACACTGCCAGTGCAGTGGCACCCGGACAAGATCCTGCCACAGGTCGTTACTGGTATTACTCTGCTACCAACCAGGTGGACATCATGATTCAAACTGGCACAGGTTGGGCAGGTTATCTCAACGGCGGCACAGATATTCGAGGTTATGTTTTGGGCAGTACCAATGCGTCAGGGCCTATCATCAGTGCCACAGCACCTACCACACAAAGCAATGGCTCAGCCTTGGCCTATGGCGACTTGTGGATCGACACCTCAAATCTAGAACTGTACCCAGTGATCAATCGTTGGTCAGTGATCAGTGGAGTGGATCAGTGGATCACCTTGGACAACACAGATCAAACCACACAAAATGGTGTGTTGTTTGAGGATGCACGTTGGAGTTCAACAGGTGCTGTAAATCCCATTACAGATCCTGTGCCCAGCATCACAAGTTTGTTGACCAGTAACTATCTCGACATTGATGCACCTGACTATACCCTGTATCCAACAGGCATGTTGTTGTTCAACACACGTCGTTCGGGATTCAATGTGAAAAGTTTCCAGGCCAACTATTTTAATGCCACATCATTTGCATACCCTGCCTATAGCAGTGCAACTGCTTATGCTGTGGGTGATCAAGTGTTGTACAACACCACCCTGTATGTGGCCATCCAAGCAGGTACTAACCATGTGCCTACCAACACCAGTTACTGGAGTGAATTGCAGGTCAACAGTTGGGTCACAGCCAGTGGCAACCGCAACTCAGGCGCCCCCAACATGGGACGTTTTGCGCAACGTGAATTAATTGTGGCAGCACTCAAGTCAGGAATTGACACCAGTGTGACCATAAGAGAAGAACAAAATCAATTCAACTTGACAGCATGTACAGCATACCCAGAACTGATTCCCAACATGTTGGCACTCAGCAACGAGCGCAACAACACAGTGTTTGTGGTAGGCGACACACCCATGAGATTGCCGGCAACCAGTACTGATATTGTGAGTTGGGCAACCGACAATGCCGGCGCTGGTTATCCAACAGGTGACGGACTGACCTCCAGTTCACCATACGTAGGTGTGTTTTGGCCCAGTTGCCAGACCACAGATCTGTCAGGATCTCAAGTGGTCACAGCGCCAAGCCACATGATGGTGCGCACCATGATTCGCAATGACGAAGTGGCCTATCCATGGTTGGCACCAGCAGGCACACGTCGTGGCGTGGTTGACAACGCTGATCGCATTGGCTACATCAATGGTCAGACAGGTGAGTTTGTCACTCTGGGTGTGAATCAAGGTCTGCGTGATGTGTTATACACCAACCGTGTGAACCCAATCACATTTGTGCCCGGAGTTGGCATCACCAACTTTGGCAACAAAACAACACAGATAGCAACCACCAGCCTGGACCGCATCAACGTGGCACGTCTGGTAGTGTTTATTCGTGCCAGACTGGAAGAGATTGGCAAGCAGTTCTTGTTTGAGCCCAATGATCAAATCACACGTGACGAAGTTAAAAATGCTGTGAACAGTCTCATGATAAACCTGGTGGCCAAACGTGGTATCTATGACTACTTGGTCTTGTGTGATGATACCAACAACACACCAGCCAGAATTGATGCCAACGAACTGTGGGTGGACATTGCCATTGAACCAACCAAAGCAGTGGAATTTATCTACATACCAATTCGCCTCAAGAACACAGGCGCAATTGCAGCCGGGCAGGTGGCCTCTGCACAAGCAATCTAACGACGCCGTTAGACACGAAAATAGGGTGGCAACACCCTATTTTTTTTGGCCTCAAACGATATAAATAACACTATAGGAGATACTAATATGGCCGTTTCATCATTATCAAGAATGACAGTGCCCTTGGCAAGCGATCAAAGCGCAAGCAATCAAGGCCTACTCATGCCCAAACTCAAATATCGCTTTAGAGTGGTATTTGAAAACTTTGGTGTGAGCACACCCAGAACAGAATTGACCAAACAGGTCATGGACTTCAAGCGTCCCACAGTGAACTTTGACCCTATTGTGATTCCAATCTACAACAGTGAACTCAAATTGTCAGGCAAGCCACACTGGGCAGATGTCACATGTACCCTGCGTGATGATGCATCCGGCGCTACCACACGCCTGGTTGGCGAACAACTGCAGAAACAAATGGACTTCTTGGAAATGGCATCGGCTGCGTCGGGTATTGACTATAAGTTTACCACCCGCTTTGAAGTACTAGATGGTGGCAACGGCGCTGCCACGCCCAACATTCTTGAAACATGGGAACTGTATGGCTGTTATCTAAGCAGTGTTGACTATGGTGATGCCAACTATGGTACCAACGATCCAATGACCATTGCCATGACCATTGTGTATGACAATGCCAATCAAACTCCTAATGGCACTGGTATTGGCACAGCAATTGCAAGAACAGTCAACGACGTGGTGACCGGTGCTGGTACAGCCCAGTCCTTGCAATAAGGAAGATCTGATATGACCTGGGGTCAGGATTTCCTGACAGGTTTCTTTGGTGCGCAGGGTCTCAAAGACTATGCACATGCCAGCAAGACCTTTAGAACCAATGGATACGAACTTGCTCCTAGAAACAAGTTCCTGTTCCATGTGTACTTCAATCTCAACACAGCAGAGATCCCCAGTCTAGGTAGAATCTATACCACAAGTGAAAAATCTGTAATAGGTTTGCTGGTTAAATCTGTACAGTTGCCGGCATATAGTATTGACACAGAAACACTGAATCAATACAATCGCAAAAGAATAATTCAAAAGAAAATCAATTACCAACCAGTTCAGTTGACCATGCACGATGATGGTGGTGATGTCAGCAGACTGTTATGGTACAACTACTACAGTTACTACTACAAAGATCCTAATCAACAGTATGGATCTGCTTCCAACATGAACGGCAGTATAGGTCAGGTAGACAATGAACCCGGCTTCTCCTACAACACCAGAGACATCTATGCTCCCAACCGACCAGTCAATGACTGGGGCTACATTGGTGAATCCTATGATCAAGGCAATGCAGGCGGCACAGGCATAGGATCTGGAGGAGATCAATACACAGGTAAACCACCATTCTTTAGAGACATCACTATATATGGTATGGATCAACACAAATGGGTGAGTTATGTGCTGATCAATCCCTTGATCAAAGATTGGAAACATGATCAGTACAACTACAGTGAAGGTGGCGGGATCATGGAGAATAACATGACTATTGAATACGAAACTGTCAAATACTATAGAGGTGCCATTGGCGGATCCAGACCTGACACCAACATCAAAGGATTTGCTGATCCTGCGCATTATGACAATGTGAGATCCAGCCTGGCCAGACCTGGCAGCACCAGATCGGTACTGGGCCAAGGTGGATTGTTGGATGCAGGCATTGGCATTGTGGAAGACCTACAAAGCGGCGGCGTGACAGGCATCATTGGTGCTGTGCAAAAAGCCGGCACAGCCTACAACACATTTAAGGGTCAAAATATCCGGAGCATAGTAAACGAAGAAGCCAATGCGGCTCTAAAAAGTGTGATACGTAACACTGTACCAGGTGCAGTGAGACAAGCACAAGGTGGATCGGGTGGCTTTGTGTTCCCTAGATCACCAGGAGCATGATCATGGGCGGCTCAGTCAATAATCCCAATCCCGACAGTGACCTAACCGTTAGAATCTTTGACGGCTTTTACAGTTATGAACAGTTTGTGAGTGTGGAAGAGTATGATGTGGTCTATAGTTATCTCAAGAGTGTGTTCACAACAGATGCTGCCGCAGGCAACTTTACTGTGGCTTTGTTTAGGATTGCCGATCAAACTGGCACCCCTGTGCTGACAGTACTACAAAGTCTTGAAGGCCAAGACTCACTTACACTCACACAAACCCTGTGCTACTATCTCAACAACATGCGAAGCGGTAGCACCTTGCTGGGCTTTGGTGCCGCAGTCACCCCCAACTACTATACTGCGAGGAATGTGCTGGCATGAGTCGTTTTGCCAATGGCAGTTATACCTTGATGAATCCTGCCAAGTATGTGGGCAAAGGCGCACCCAGATACAGATCCGGCTGGGAGCATGCGTTCTTTAAATTCTGTGACTCAAATGATGCGGTGCTACAGTGGGCCAGCGAAAGCATAGCCATACCTTACCGTAATCCCATCACAGGCAAGCAGAGCCAATATATACCTGATATCCTGATGACCTATCGCACTCGAGGCAATCAAGTGCGAGCAGAACTGATAGAAATCAAACCCCGAAAGCAGAGCGTGATTGAAGGCAAAATGTCGCCGCGAGATCGTGCTGTGGTTGCTGTCAATCATGCCAAATGGCATTCTGCGACATTGTGGGCCAGGAAAAACGGACTGATCTTCCGCGTCATAAATGAAGATCAAATGTTCAAGAACGGTAGCAAATAGCCTGCACCACAGAGTTCGCGGTAAATATGGCATGACCCGCAAATTAGAAGAACTCTTTGATTTACCCCCAAACAACAGCACTGAGCCCGAAGATCCACCCACGGTAGAAGAAACACGTACCTACATTGCCGAAATTGACGACGCCATTGACAAAATTGATGTGGCCCTACCCGGTGTGCGCGATCTCAGTGCCAGTGACGCCGAAATGGACGAACTAGCGGCCAAGGCAACCAAGAGTTTTGATGACTTGATGGATTTAGGCATGAATGTCGATTCCAGATTTGCCGCAGAAATCTTTGGCGTAGCCGGCACAATGTTGGGCCATGCACTCACAGCCAAAACAGCCAAACTTAACAAAAAACTCAAGGTGATCGATCTACAGTTGAAAAAAGCCCGACTGGATCAACAAAATCCCACCGACGATGCACCCACTCATGCCGGGCAAGGCCATGTGCTGGATCGCAACGAAATACTAGATCGCTTGATCGGCGATAGACGTTCAATCGTGAAAAAAGAATAAATATCATATAGGATCTCCACATGAAAACATTTCATCAATATCTCGCAGAATCTTCTCGCACATACGACTACAGGATCAAGGTCCTGGGTGAAGTGCCTCCAGAGTTCTTGAAACAACTCGAAGAAAAAATGGCTCAGTTTGACATTGTCAGTATGAGTCGCCCAAAAACCACACCTGTGCAAAAACTACAAAAAGACTTTCCGGGCGCAGAAAATCAAAGTGTCACTTTCATGGACGTGAGTTTTAGATACCCTGCCATTGAACCACAGATCAAGCAGTTGGCACAGTTGTTGGGTCTCAATCCCAACTTTATCACTCTGCAGACACAGGCCTATGATGACAGCATTGCCAAAGAGATTGCGGACATCACAGCACAGAATCAGGACCTAATTGCCGACACAGATTATCCTGCACCTGATGCAGAACAACGGGCCCTGAGTCAAGACTACTCGGCCAATCCCTATCAACATGCAGTATTGCGGAACGAATATCGTTCAGACTTTACTGTGGCCGGGGGCAAGACACCTCCTGCAAAAACCACAAATGATATTCCCACACAGAACAAGAGCCCGTTCGACAATATCAAGCGTCAACCCAAGCCAGCAACTGGTGCATTACCTCAAGGATAATAACATGACATTTTTTTACGATCTCAACAAGCGCATGGCTGAACTGAGCCAAAAACAAACTCTAGCAGAAGGCACAGTTGCCGAACGTGCTACTGGTGACTATTCAGCCAAGAAAGCAGCCGCCGGTAAGGATATTGGCAAGCCAGGCAAGAACTTCTCTAAAATTGCTGCCGATGCAGGCCAGCGTTATGGTAGCAAAGCAGCCGGTAAGCGTGTGGCAGGTGCGGTGCTGAACAAACTGCGCCATCCTTCGGAAGGCATGGATGAAGCAGTGCGCGGTCTTACAGTAGGCAACGCGGGCATACGTCCGCCAGTGAATCAGGCCGAACGTGACATTATAGCAAAACAGTTTAAACAAACTCGCGCCACCAACAGAGCGGATACAACAACAACTGGTTATGGTAATCGTGTTGCACCTCAGGGTGGTAGAGCATCCGCTGACAACACCGGTTCACTTGCTGTAAGAACCGAACCAACATATCACGGTCAAGAAACACCAGTTGTTTATAAAGATACTTACTATCAAGATGCAAAACATACCAATGATCGCACAGGCAAATTAATGATGAAACCCAGTCAAGGCAAAGGCGTTGCTGGTCAACCCGGTGTGACTGAAGCCGACCTTGATGAAGTCAGTCGTGGTGAGTATATTAAGCAACAAGATACTGCCGCAGAAAAGTCTGGCAAACAAAAATTCAATGCTTTTGGTCAGACATTTGATACAGATGAAATTGATGAAGGTGGCCTGCCAATGACCACAGTCAACGGAAAACGAGTTCCAAAATTTGCGGCTGATGGTCAGGGTGCCAATGACCTTGCCAAGAAAAAATCATTCAATGACAAGATTGCCGGCGCCAAACAAGAAGTTGAAGAAATGCTAGGCGACGTAGCAGCCGAAGCCATGCGTAGTGCATTAGGTGGCAAGAAACAAATGGCCGACGAAGGCTTTGACGACATGGAACGTGATGTCAAGCGTCGACTGAGCACTCCCAAGGTTGGTGATGTTCGCCGCGGCGCACGTCACGATATTGAAACCACTGCCACTGGCGTCCGTGCCACACGTCGTCATGATGATGAAGAAGATGCACAACCCACAGGCGAAAAGCGTCGAGCCGGACGTCCAAAAGGCGCCGACAAAGGTCCAGAGCGTGTGACAGGCAAGGCCTACAAGCACAAAGGCGGCCGAATCAAAGAAGAAGGCATCATGCCAGGCGCCACCCAGGATGACACAGGTGAATATGGCAACGAAGGCGATGCAGCCAAGGATGATATCCATACCATTGTGCGTCATGCACGAGCCTTGGAAAAGATTTTGAGCAACAAAGAAGACCTGCCAGAATGGGTACAAGCCAAACTGACCAAGATTGAAGGCATGATGACCGCAGTGGATGACTACATGCAGACACAACACGAGCGCGGTGATGAAATGAGCCACAATATTGACATGGAAGAAGAATCCACAAACACCCGTGATAACCGTGCTGAACGTGCTGGCCGTAAGGTAGCCAAAGACATCGAGTATGATGAGAAAAAGAAAGATGGCATCCACGGTGCAAAGCGTGGCTCCGAAGATACCAAAGCCGAAAAGGCCGGCAAGCGAGTGACCAAAGACATTGAGTATGATGAGAAAAAGAAAGAAAAGAAAGTAGCGGAAACTACAACTAGTGGATCAGTTGCCACTGGTGGTGATGCCGTCAAGTCCACCAAAGGTGGCGTACAAATTGGCAAGGGCATTTACGACAGTTTGAATCGCAAACTGGAAAACATGATTGCTGAATCAATGAGCATCAACGTGAGTATGACCAACGATGACAACGGTTCACACAAGAACATCACTGTGACAGCAGCCGATGAGGATGCCGAGGCTCTGGCCCAGTTGTTGGCACGTGCAGGACTGGGTGGCGGTATGTCACATGGTCATGATCACAGTCATGAAGAGCCTTGCCCTGCCTGCGGCTCAACCGACTGCGGTTGCGATGACGTTTGCCCCGATTGTGGACAATCTCCATGTGCATGCGATACCATGATGGACGAAGCATATGGTGATACCGATGCCTCACAAAACAAACCTAATTGGCCTACCAACACTGAATACAGTGATGATGCCATGCAATATTCTGGTGGCTTAAACAAGCCCAAGGCCAGTGGTATGGCCACTATTCCTGTCACTGATGTGCAGATTGACGGCATGGACAAGTTTGGCGAAATTAACAGACTGCGTGAAATGGCCGGTATCAAGCAACAAGAACTCAAGCCATGGGAACGCACCATGAAGGAAGACACAATTGAAGAAGATGAGTTAGATGAAGGCTGGAAAGAAAAAATGGCTGCTGCCGCATTGGCAGGATCGATGGCATTAGGAGCAGGTGGTGCTCATGCTGGAACATCTGGAAATCAAGACGCCGGCAGTAATACTCCTCAACAAGCCGCTGGACAAACAGTGGGTAGTATGGCCCAGGCTCAAAGAATAAATTACCAGTTAAGATCAATGATTAACACAGTAAAAGATTTGAAACAGCAAAATAGATTAGATCCAGGGTTTGAGAAAGACTATAATCAAATGCAAACGGTATCTAATACCGGATCTCCTGACTCTAAAGTAGCAGGAGACTTTGCTAACGCCAAAATGTTAAAACAGTTGTTCCAAAAATACAACATGACACTGCCGTATGTCCAAGAAGATGTGGCAGAAGGTGTTGTTGACACTGTCAAAGGCGTGGTAAAAAAAGGCCTTGAGAAACTGGGCCATGGCTCGGACGAAGACATGCGCAAAGACTTGCAAAAGAAAATGGGCGTGCCTGCCACAGGTCAAAAGCCCGAGCCCAAAGACGATAAAAAAATGCAAGAAAGCCTCATGAAAGAGTTTGCTAACTTCAAGATCTAACATGAAAACACTACGTGATTATCTAGCCGAAGCAGAACTGCATCAACATCGCCCACTCACAGGCGATGGGTTTGCCTTTGAACTGGCAGATGGTACCTTGCTTGAAACCTATGTGATGGATCAGGACGATCGTGGTGACATCTTGTTGGACTCTACTGACAACATCTACGCCTTGCTGGACGAGTGGGGCCTATTGGGTGCCAGTGATGCTGTGATGGAATCGTTGATACTCAGAGAGTTTGCCCCCGACAACGGCGGTGACAGTGGCAACTATTTGAAAGCCTTGGCCAGTGCCTGGTATAATCACGACATTGGAATGTTGCAGGACATTGTGAAACAAGGCGGCTCACCCATGAGCCGGATCATTGACGCACAAGTGGCAGTGGAAAAGATTTTGAATCGCGGCATTGTGTGTGGCGATGGTAAAGTTCGCAAGTATCACATTGACTACAACTCAGATTTTGACGGTGTAGAAATCTACAGCGATGACTACTACAACCATGGTGATCATGATGACTCCATAGACAGTCGCACCGGTCAACCATTTGGCCCCTATGAGCACGTGGAGTTTGCAGGCGATGAACTAGACGAAAGCATCGACGAAGCCAAGTATCACGGTCGTGAAGTGTCCTTGGGCAAGAAAATGTCCGGAGATGTAAAAAAATACAAGGTGTATGTTCGCAATCCCAAAACTGGCAACATCAAAAAAGTCAACTTTGGTGACCCCAACATGCGTATTCACAAGAGCAACCCTGCACGTCGTAGAAGTTTTAGAGCAAGACATCACTGTGACAATCCCGGCCCAAGAACCAGTGCCAATTATTGGTCATGCCGTAACTGGTAAAAAATTATGACCACACCCCAATATCAAACCTATGCACAAACAATGTCACGCTTGGCCGAACGCCATCCGTCGGCACCAACACCTGCAGAGGTACGCAATCAACCTGTGATGATACCTGGCGTATTAAGTCAGACCATAAATCTGTTTAGCCCAGTGGCTGTAACAGATACTAACAAGGAATCAAAATAATGGCTATTCAAGTAATCAAGGACACACCAGGTAACATTTTGTGGACCACAGACAAGGCTGAAATCAATGCTGAAAGTGTGAATGTTACTTACCAAGTCAGTTTAACACAAACAACCTGGATTGACACCAGCGGAATCACGGCAAATACCAGCATGCCCACAGGTAATCTATACGCCAATGCAATATCTGTGCCCAACGGAACCACACATCAACTATATGTTGGTGCAGGCAATTATTTGATTATAACCGGCAACAATTTCACAGCAGTAGCACTAGGCTCACGAACATCTGCCACCGTTGGTGTGTACGGATCAACTTCAACATAATCATGCGAGCCCGAGAATTTGTTGCTGAAGATCGTAAAGGCGATATTCCTGGCGACCATCACAACGCCATGCCATCTGCTTGGCGCATGCGTGACAACGGTGGCTATGATAGAACCAATCACTTGAATCGTGTGATGATGGCCGCAGCCATGCATGATGGCAAGACCAACAAGCCCATACCTCGTGACCAGATGGATCCTGCA